GTTTCTCTCGCTTCCTTTTGGAATTTTTCAAGTTGATTTTCGGTGTCTATAATCTCGCGCTCGAGCGCTCTCTGTTGCTCTTGAGTCTTTTCTGTATTTCCTGCTGACCTTAACTGTTCGAGAGCCTTTTTCTCCTGTTCGAGCTTCTCATTCGCCGAACCGATTGCATCTTTTAAAAGTTTCTGCTTTTGTGCAAGGAGAGTTGTGTTGCCCGGGTCGAGTTTGAGCAGTTTATTTACATCGCGCAATTCTGACTGCGTTTTGCTTAAAGTTTTATTAGCATTTGCAAGAGATTTGGTCAACGGTGTAGTGTTTCCGTCAATCTCTATCGTGATGCCTTTAATGCGTTTACTTCCCATTTTTAAAACCTTTCAAAATCTTCTTGAGTTGCGACTTGCTTCCAATCGTAGTCATCATTGATGGACTCGGTGAACATGTCCAGCACGAAACCGAAATCGAGCGAGTCCAACTCATCCACAGTCAACCCAACTTGTTTTGCTCGCAGAATAAAGAGTGCCGTGCTCGTTACTCGTTCGGTTCGGCGGCTGCTTTTTTTGCTATAACGGAAGTCGCCTTTCCGCTTGTGTATATTTGGATGATTTGGCTCACTGCATCGGGTTCGAACCTTGGCATTGTGTCGAGCCAATCATAATAGTCTAATTCTGTAAAGGATTGAAAGTCCTTTGCTTTTGTTCCTTTCGCTTGCATCGCCATAATGAAACCGACCTTGAGCATATCTGTGGTCTGTTCGGTCAGTTTGGCTGCTTGCTCTTCTGTGATGTTCTCCATGTCGATGTCCGCCAATTCCGAGCAACTCATAAGAGAAACAAGCAGGTCTTCGCCGAAAACCTGCTTGTAGAATAACTCGGTCGCGGCACTTGAACGGAAATTGAACTCTTTTTCATCAATTTTAACTGTCCCAAATGCCATAACTCTCTCCTATGCGGTCACAGTGACCTTATGTTGTGCGGTGTATTCAACTCCGCCGTAAGTGATTTTTGCAGTAATCACTGCATCTCCTGCCGCAACACCTGTCACGGTGCCGCCCTCAACTGTTGCGACCTTATCATCGCTTGTCGCCCAAGTGACTGATGCGGATGCAGGAACGGTGGTCGCGGTCAGCGTGATAGTTCCTTCCTCTGCGACTTCGCTATCACCCGAGATAGAAACGCCAATCAAGTCGCCATTAACAGGAATGGAAGCGAAGAATGCAGCGATGTCGGCATCGCTCATGTTGTCACCGCCCTGTGCCTTGACAACATTGCCAAGCCCGGGAATATACACAGTGGTTGCAGTGATGGTCGCAGTAGAAGTCTGCGGTTCGATAGAGTCCTCACTCGTCTGCCCTGCGACAGTCGGTCTTGCAACTGTGCAGTTGTACAAACAGTAGGGAGTCGCTCTCTTATCTCCGTCAAACTGGAAGAAGAAAGCAAAGTGCTTCGGCACGCCGTCAGCAACCTCAAACAGATTGCCTTTTGCATCTTCGGTAAGTCCAAGAATAGAAACCAGGAAATCCTGCGGAATATTAGCAGACTCAAAGTCTCCTTGGTATCCGCTGTTTTTGTCGCTCGTGAAGTAAGCGATGCCGTCAGCATAAAATATGTTCGTTGAGCCTTGCGGTTCGAGCGAGATAGAAACTGCACCATTCCACGGCTTGATTTCGCCGTAAGTGGCAGTGCCATCACTCGCAACATCGCCGCCAATCATCGGCGCATAGTGACAGTTTTTAAGATTATATTTCACTTTGTTCATCGTTTAAAAACTCCATTTCATAAGTTGTTATGTTCACTTTTTCCTCGCTGATATAAGAGTCAAAAGTGGAATAGGTGAAGCCACCCTCATTGAGAGCGGCTTCGATTTTTTCATCTTTTGCGAAGTATTTAGTTGGAGAATAATGCTGTAGCGTGAATGCACGCACTTTTTTGTAATTAGAACCATCAGCGTAGAAATCATCTGATTGATTGAGAAACCAAATCAAATATTCCTCTTGCTTGCCAATATACTGCCCATAGTACAAATCCAAATTGACAGAATTGGCAACCGAATTCAAAAACTCGGTTAATTCTTTGTATGTCATTTCAATTTTTCCTCAATTCTTTTTACGGCTTCTTCTTGAGCCCACTCGTTAACAGGAGCGATGTGCTCTCTGCCGGAAACCCAGCCTGTCGCACCTTTTCCGTTTCGCAGGTTGTGTCCGTTTTCCAATAAGTGTGTCAACTGCGGTTTTGTGGCGTTGTAGACTAATGCCTTAACGCCGCCGCTTACTTTTGTGATTTTCGCTCTCCAGCCATTTGCATAATGCTTTTTGCCTTTGCCCCGCTTAAATTTTTCTCTTGCGTTCGCTCCGACTTTCTTCGCTGCTTCTTTACATACCGCCGTTGTTTCTTCAACAACCGCTTCAGAGCACTCATCGCCGTACTCCGAAAGTAGTTTGTTGACTGCCTTCGACAGTTCTGTAGGTTCAATCTTCATTCTCACCAATCTCCTTGTGAAGATATAACTCGCAGTAGTCCTCAAGAGTTTGGTATGTTCTATAAATCACATACCTTTCTCCGTCAACCTCTGCGAGTCTTTCTCCGTTGTAATCGGTCACGAATGATAGTTTCAACTCGGGTTTAATGCCGATTTGTTGAGCAGAGAAAAACTCTCTACCGCCAACACTCTCGACCTTGGCAAAAACCTCGCGCTCCGTTTCAGTCGGCACTTGTTGAGCATAAGCATTCTTCGCGAATGTCTGTTGAATTAGTTTAATCTTTTGGTAATTCATATTCACCTTGTGAAGCCATCAGCCGTTTGTTTCTCTCGTATTGCGTTTGAAACCAATCGGCTTTGTTATCAAAATTGAAATAACTCTTTGCGTAAAGAATGCACATATTTTGTACACGAATATCATCGACAGATGCGCGCACTCCAACATCCGCCAAATCTTTTAAAACAAAAGAGATGCAGTCTTGTATCTCATCATCAAAATCGGTGGATGTGCGCCGAAGCGCGTGTCTCACTTTCTCCAACATTTTTTAACTCCTTATTCTCCGTCACCCTTATCTTCGGATGCTTCGGAAGTGAATGTCACCTTAACAAAGGCATAGGGATTTTCAAGCGCGGCATCGAACAGTGAATATCCGCTGAACACTTCCTGCCAAGTCTTGGCATCAACATCGCGCATGAACTCGTAATTGTCGAAGTCATTCGCGAGGATGTCAGCCGGGACACCGATGTATGCAACATCATCGGGAATGTTCTCATCGAGTTTCACGCCTGCGCCATAGAGTCTGCCCTGTGTGATTGCATCTTCCATTGCGGACGGAATGAACGCTTTGCTGCCGGACCCGTCCTCGATGCCAGCCAAGCCGTTGTAAATTGTCTTGTTGTTTGCATAAACAAACTTCAAGCCATTCGACTTAATGAGAGCAAACGCACGACGGATGGTTGCATCTGCATAAGTGCCTGTGATAACATTGCCGGCGGCGATGCCGGTGGTAGCATTGTTAAGCCTTGCAAGGATGATTTTGTCCTTCGCATTAAGAATGCGAGCAGCGATGTGCTGCACGAGCCAATCTTCAAAAGCACTAATGGACTGGAAGCGCATTTTGCGAGTCACAACTGCGTGCTTCTTGATTTCAACGCCAACAAGAGAAACAACATCGAAGGTGTCCTTTTCGTCATCGTTTGCAACGCCTTCAGCAGTTTCATCAGCATCGCCTGCTTCAATAGTGGTGTGGCGAACCACATCGAACGCCTGCGCCATGCCGCCTTTGGTTGCATCGTTGTAGAGCGGCGCGGTAACCGAAACAAGTCCCTTGATGCGGTCAAGGATGATAGTCGGCACAACTTCGGAAGTGTTAGCGGTCGTGAATGTGAACGCTCTTTTTTCGCTCTCGGTCAACTCGCCAAACATCTTGTTGCCGTTCTTGTCGATTGCAAGGTTTTTGAGATAAGCATTACAATACTCTTTTGAAGAAGCATCGAACACTCTCTCATCTTTGTTGGTCTTCTCGAAAGAATCATACTCGACTGCATCACCTGCAACCTTGCGGATGTGTTCTTTCTTTTCGAGTTGCGCCTTGCGCCCCTCGAGTTCAGCGAACTCTTTGGAAAGCGCTTCAACATCAGCGCCTTCTTTGTCGAGTTCCGCAGAGATTTCTTTCATTCTCTTTAAGATTTCATTCATTTGAAATAGCCTCCTGAATTTTGATTTTTAGATTTATTTTGTTACGCAATTCTTCCTTAATCGCACTCATTCTCTCCGTTTTCAGTTGGTCGATGACTCCCTCGCTCAACTTGCGTGCGCTAATGCTTGTCGCATCGTTCGCAGGAAT